AATATATTATGGCGTTGGATGCCTCGCCCGGGCACGGTGAAGACCATTCAACCATTAACATGCTCAAAACTGTAGAAATTGTTGAGGAAAAGGTCATTAAGAAGGGTGATAAAGTAAAGAAAGTCAAAATAAAACGACATAAGGTCGAACAAGTTGCTGAATATTATGGTAAAATAACACCACAACTCCTTGCAGAGATAGCATATCAATATGGGAAAGCATATAATGATGCTTATTGTGTGGTTGATATTACAGGTGGTCATGGTGTTCATACCATTGATAAGATGTTTGATATCGGCTATGAAAATATTCATTATGCTGAAGTCGCACATAAACCAACACGAGATAGGTTAAGTGGCTATATTAAAAAGGGTCAGAAAGTATTACCAGATGGTGCTGTGTCGGTTGTTGATTTAATCCCCGGATTCTTCATCGGAAATAACCGACCATCAGTTGTACTTGAACTCCAGAGAGCAATTCATTTGGAGGACGTAATTATCAGGTCACAAAGATTATTGGATGAATTGAAGACGTTTGTAACCGTCCCCGGTAACCGTGTCGCTGACCACAAACGTAGTTTCCATGATGATAGTATTATGGGTCTGGCAATTGGTTTATATGTGCTGAATTTTGATATGGCGAAATTCAAACAAAGCAAGGGTGTGACCGAAAAAATGCTTAATTCAATTCTCACAATAAATGACATGAAAGAGATTGGTGCTAAGAAAAAATTAAATAATAGACCGATGTTTACGGCAGATGGTGCTAACCCATTAAATCCATATGGTGCTAATGAATGGTTATTTCAAGGAATAAAAGATAAAAACAAAAGATAGAATGTATTTATAAATAACTGACTTTTTCAAAATTTCAGAGTATTTATAAAAAACTATAAAAAATTATAATAATGGCTGGCGAAGAAAAGAAAAAAGGCACAATATATCAAGAACTTAACCAGATGCTTAATCTCGATGGATTTGGGTATCAGGAAGCGTCTCCAATTGCACCTGTGGCAACACCACAAAAATCGAAGATTATTATCAAGGGTAATACTCCAGAAGAAATCCATAGAAAGGGTTTGGAACTGGAACAGAAGCGTGAACTTCAAAGTAAATTCTTCCGTACCACTGATAGAGGATTTCAAAAAGCATTACAATATGAAGCAGCCAGACTCCCTGCATATATCGACTATGAAGGGATGGAATATTATCCAATCATTTCGTCAGCACTGGACTTATTCATGGAAGAAGCAACAACCATTGGTTTAAATGGTAAAATGCTCAATATCTATTCGAGTAAAGAAAGAATCAAGATATTATTAGAAGAATTTTTCTATGATATTGTTAACGTGAACGTCAACTTACCATTTTGGGTAAGAAATGTTTGTAAATATGGTGACAATTTCGTATTACTTTATGGTGAACGTAAAAAAGGTATTACTCACGTAAAACAACTCGTTAACTATGAGATTGAGAGGTTCGAAAGAATTCAAAACGGTAAACCATTGGTTAAATTTAAGGAAAGAATGACTGGTGATGAATTTAACGTGTTTGAAATTGCTCACTTTAGGTTACTTGGAGACGATAAGTATCTACCTTATGGCTCATCAATTTTAAATAAGGTTCGTAGAGTATTCCGTCAGTTAGTTATGGCTGAAGACGCTATGCTTACCTACCGTATTATCCGTGCTGGTGAGAAAAAAGTGTTTAAAATCGATGTTGGAAACATCGATGAAGACGACATTGAAGAATATATCTACAAAGTTGCAACAACATTTAAGAAAACAGCACAGGTTCAACCAAATGACGGTCAAATCGACTACAGGTTCAACATTCTTGGAAACGATGAAGACTACTTTTTACCAGTAAGAAATGCAAACACACAAACGGGTATAGAAACACTCCCCGGTGCACAGAATCTCGACCAAATACATGACATTGAATATCTTAGAGACAATTTATTTACTGGTCTCGGTGTTCCAAAACCATTTCTTAGTTTCCAAGACGCAAGCGGTGGTGGTAAAAACATGGCACAATATGATATTAGGTTCGCTAAGAAAGTAAATCGAATTCAGCAAGCCATGATTCAGGAACTCAATAAGATGGCAATGATTCATCTTTATTTATTGGGTTATAGTGGTGAAGACCTAAATGGTTTCCAAATAACACTTACTAATCCTTCAACACAGCAAGAATTACTGAAGTCTGAATTGATGCGTGACAAAGCACAAACTTATACTGAGTTAACACGTGCAGAAGGTGGTATTGCAGCAATGTCACACACAACAGCAAAACGTCTGATTTTCAACATGAGTGATAGGGAAATTGTTGATGACTTGAAACAACAGAAAATGGAAAAAGTTGTTATGCAAGAACTTCAGGATTCACCAGTTACTATTAAGAAATCTGGTTTATTTGTTGATATTGATAAAAGATTCGGTGAACCGATTGAAGATATGGCACTCACAGGTGGAACAGAAGGCGGTATGCCACCACCAGAAGGCGGTGCTCCGTTAGGCGGTGATGCTGGTATGCCACCATTAGGTGGTGGTGAGCCATTAGGTGGTGCACCTGCGGGTGGTCCTGATTTAGGCGGTGCTCCGTTAGGCGGTGGCGGTATAGGTGCTGCTCCCATGATGGAAGGTATGAGTGATGAAGCCTACGACAAACATCTTGAGAAACTTGTTTTCGGTACGACTCAAGAACCCGAAGAAAAGAAAAAAATTAGGCAAAAAGAGATAATTCAGGAAAATAATAAAATTAATGATAAACTGAATAAAGGTGCTGCTGATATGGTTGCTGAGATAGATAAACTTTTGGAAAATAATGAAAGTATTAACAGCACACAAAAAATAGATGAATCACAAGATATTGATATTGAGGAAATTGAGAATCTCGACTTAGGGGAATAATTCAAGTCAAATATTAATATCTTGAATGAAACATGCATTTATAGTTAATTATAGTATTTATATTAAATTGAATTGTATCATATGAAAAATGTCAACATAGGAATTGCTAATTTGATAATTTCTAACAAATTGAATGAGTCGTATATCAACAACAAATCGATTGAGGAATCTAAGAAGATTGCTTTCAATTTTTTAGAAGTTGTAAAAAATTCCCCAATTCTCCAGTTGGAATTTAGGGTGTTCAATAGTATTGATGGAAAAGTTATCGAAAGTGAAGTTCTGGCAAAAGATTATATTGATGAACAAATCAAATTGTTTGAAGTGTTCACAATTGAAGAAATCGATGCTGAACGTGAGAAATTAAAACAATTTATTGCTGAAGAAACTCAACCTGATAACGATAAGGTGAAATTATATGAAGCAATTGATACTGTAATCAATGAAACACTTGAATCTTACGAGAATACTGATATTGATAAGATGCATGATGCATTCGTATTGGTTCTGGAACACGTAAGAACACCAAAAAAAGCACTTCTTGAAAACGTTGATGTTGAACCCCTCAATGAAGACGTAATCGAAATTGCGGTAGGTAAATTTAATGAGAAATACGAGAGTCTTGATGAAAGTGATAAAGACCTATTAAAGACCCTTATTAAAGCCACTACAAAGGAGAAAAAGGCACTCCTTGAGACCTATAAGACCGATACACTTGCAATCTTAGAAGGAATCGACAAAGAGAAGGTTCAAGACAACATTGCCAAAGCCATTCAGAAAATCAAAGAAATGGCTTATGACCGAAAAAATGTTGATGACAACATTATCGGACTCCATGAATTCAAGAAGGAATTGCTTTAAGTCAAGAATCTATTAAGAAAATCTTTTTTCACAACATTCAAATCAACACCTTTAGCATCTGAAAGACCAGCAGGTGGAACTCCGTCCACAATACCTTGTGATGTGAATTGCCAAATATCCCAATCCCACCATCCATCTGGAACTGGTGGTAAATTAACTTCTGGGTTTATACCTGCCGTAATATTCATGTAATTAGGCATCCATAGTGGATAATTACTTTGATTCTTGATTTGGTGGTCATCGATGAAATATTTACCTGAATAAATCATTGTTTCATATCCATTGGCTTTCATTGTGTCAATAAATGATTTAATAAAGATATTTAGGTCAGTAGTCCTATTACCCCAATAATATGGAGATTGCCAAGAATGTCCACCCTCAATATCTAAAACAGCAGGTAAGTTTATTCTTTGTGTTTTGGTTGGGAATAGATTTAATTTGCTGGTAAACCAGTTTGCTTGATTTATACCATCGGCAGCAGGATTGCCTGTTTCTCCGAATTCCGCAAAATGATAATAACCCATAGTGACACCATTATTAACTGCGTCATTAACTTGTTTATTAATATTATAATACTTTTGATTACCACTATAGAAGTTCGTTCCCTGCGTTAATTTAATAAAACCAGTTGTAACACCTGCTGCTTTTGCTTTCTTCCAATCGGCATTACCATTGTGATGAGATATATCGATACCCAATTCACTGTTCAGATATTCGAGTCTTTCTGGTGTAATTATTTTTGCTTGTGGCGCAACATTAAGTGCTGCTCTCACAGCATCACCACCAGATAAACCATCATAACTTGTGAATGCCACTGGTGTCAATACTCGTGGCATTGGATACTTCAGGAGTTTAGTACCACTGAAACTTGTTGTCATTTTATTTGCAGTTATATTGTGTTCAACAGTCAAAATGATATAAGCTCCATTAAACATTGGAATATTTTCCAATTGAAAATATTGTGTTGGTTGAATCATTGCATTCCCAAAGCCAGTAACTGTTGCCTTATATGACCTATTCTCATAAAGATTATAGAGGTTCTGTCCTTTAGGAACTGGTGCATCGGGATTCTGGTCGCCAGCGAGTCTTGACAGAATTTGAATACTCTCATTGGTCTCAGGATATTCTTTACTATCGATTTTGATATCGGTAAACATTGATTGATTTTGTTCACCAAATCTAACCCTAAATGCCCTTACTTCACGCCAAGGAAAGTCTTCAACTTTTTTCTGTTTCTCATTTTCTTCATATTGTACACCTGAATCATCTCCTGAGAATCCAGCCACGCCCGGTGCTGAAATGTCAATAATGCCATCATTTTCAAAACCATTTGCCGAAACACTTGGATAACTTGAAGAACCACCAATATACATGCAAACAAAAAACGGGTTCTGATTATCATTATATCCACCAGTGTGAATTTCGAAACTCTCTTTCCAACTCTCATCGGTTGCAAAACTCATGAAGTTTTGAAGTGGAAAGAATTCGAATCCGTTTAACGATAATAATTGTGTTAATACACTGAATAAACTAATGTTTGGGTCTTCTAACATTTCACCAAGAATTTCGGCATTAAGTATTGTTTCACCAATAGGGTTCATTCCTCTATCAACAAATGCAAAACTATCAATTAATCTTGATTCATTGGTCTTATTAAACGGATAATTCATTTTACTTGCAGGTGTTCCCGTTAACCACTTATCATTAATATTCTTAAATGAATAATATAGTTGATTTATAATGTCCTTATCACCCTTTACTTTCTTTAATTCCTCTTCCTCTTCTTTTAGTTTTTTCTCGGACGCAATCATAAGACTGGTTAATTTCTTGAATAATAATATGAAATAATTATTGTTATATTCATTTACAACAACACCACCAGTTGCATTCAATGTTGCAATTGATGTGTATCCAGATGGATATGGTGGAACAGTATCGGATTTCTGGAATGTTATTTGACTGTAATTAACAATAGTCTGTCTCTCCATTAAATCAGCAATAGTACTGAAAAACATTCCATTACTTCCGTCTTTAATTTCTTTCGAAACCTTCCTATT